TGGTTCTCTTGTCACCAGTTCCTTGGTTAGGGAGACGACCGAAACGGTATCTCAGAACTATGGGTATAAATTTGGACAGGAAGAAGAGACATATAATATTGTCGCTGCTCACGGATACTTTGGACGATTGATCTTTCAATATGCTTCATTTAATAACTCGCGTAGCCTCCACTTTTTCTTGGCTGCATGGCCTGTGCTTGGCATTTGGTTTACAAGCTTGGGTGTTAGCACTATGGCTTTCAATCTTAACGGATTCAACTTTAATCAATCCATTGTCGATAGTGGGAACCACGTTGTCCCTACTTGGGCTGACATTCTTAATCGTGCGGGACTTGGAATGGAAGTAATGCATGAGCGTAATGCACATAACTTTCCACTTGATCTAGCAGCAGCATCTACCACACAGGTAGCACTGACTGCACCATCTATTGGTTAATTAAAACTTATTCGTACGTTCATCCTTTGGGACGCATGTTACTTAGACAGGGAACGGGGTCTAGGTTTTATCTTGTACGAACACATGACAGACATCGAAAAGCGTTACATCATCAAAAGCTACAACACACTTGTGCGTCAGCAGAAGGAGTTAAAGCTATGTTATCGCGGCACCGCCTATAAGAAATTTGTAGCTAACTAATGCCACATCAATCAAAGAAAGTTACTGCTTCACGTACGAAACTAACTCCTACTGCAGTAGTACATAATACACCATTTAATCGGTGCGGTAAATGTGGACCTAAAAAACCACAATGTCGTAAACAAAGGAAGTGCCTTAGGGGTCTTCAGTAATAGCTTGGGAGGCACCTCAGAGTCGGACCTCCCTTGCATTGGCGTTGGCCTTCTACGGAAGATACCCTTCGCCGTCTAGACGGTGGGAATAGACCACAAAAATTTTTGATCGATCGAGAAACAGTTACATATTCAATTTTATTTTTAGTTTAAATAATGGCACATCAAAGTTCTACTCTGACCACGAGCCTTACACGGCCTGGTCAGGCTAATTCTGCGGGAGACGCCCGCGCCCTTTATCTCAAGCTGTTCAGTGGCGAGATGTTTAAAGGATTCCAGTACAACGCAATCGCTCGTGACCTTGTCATGAAGCGTACGCTTAAGAACGGCAAGTCTTTGCAGTTCATCTACACCGGTCGTACAACGGCTGAGTATCACACCCCTGGCAATGCAATCCTCGGTAACTCCGATGGTGCACCTCCAGTGGCTGAGAAGACCATCACTGTTGATGACCTTCTGATCAGTTCTGCATTCGTGTACGAATTGGATGAAACTCTTGCCCACTACGAACTGCGTGGTGAGATCTCTAAGAAGATCGGTTATGCACTCGCTGAGAAGTATGACCGTCTGATCTTCCGTGCGATTACCCGTGGTGCACGTGCTGCATCACCTGTCACGAAGACTAACTTCAAAGAGCCAGGTGGTACTCAGATTCGTGTTGGCGCTACTGCAAATGCATCTGATGCGTATAACGCACAGAACTTGACAACCGCCTTCTTCGATGCTGCAGCAGCACTCGATGAGAAAGGTGTTAGTCAGGACGGACGTGTAGGTATTCTCAACCCACGTCAGTACTACGCTCTTATTCAAGAAGTTGGAAACAACGGATTGATCAACCGCGACGAGCAAGGCTCTGCTTTGCAGTCCGGTCAGGGAATCATTGAGATTGCAGGCATCAAGATCTACAAGTCAATGAACATCCCATTCTTCTCCAAGTACGGTACTAAGTACGGCACTGGTTCTGCTACCAACCCTGGTACTACCAGTCCCGGTAACCTCGGTGACTTCGTATCTGCTGATGTTGAAGATGCCGCTAACGACGTTACTGGTATCAACAACGAGTACGGTGAAGAAACCGAATTCGCTAACTCCTGCGGACTTATCTTCCAGAAGGAAGCCGCTGGTGTTGTCGAAACTATTGGACCACAGGTTCAAGTAACTTCAGGCGATGTGTCTGTGGTTTATCAGGGTGACGTTATCCTTGGCCGTCTGGCTATGGGTGCTGACTACCTGAACCCTGCTGCAGCCGTTGAGCTGTTTGCAGGCACCGCAAGTGCACCTTCTGCATTCTGATTTTTATTTATATGGGGATCCTTCGGGGTCCCTTTTTTTTAATTATGACAACTCCTACAACTATTGATCTCGATACCGAACTATCCGCAGTTAATTCAATCTTGGGGAGTATCGGTCAGTCTCCAGTAACTAGCATTAATTTTACTAATCCCGAGGTTGAGTTTATCTATAACCTTCTGAAAGAAAGTAATATCGAAGTACAAAATGAAGGTTGGGTATTTAATCGTGAAGACCACTACCCATTCACTCCTGACGTTAATAAAAACATCTTTGTTCCAAACAACGTACTCCGTATGGATGTATGTGAGGAAGAGGTGTATAGGTCTAGTGATGTAGTCAAACGTGACGGCAAGCTATACAACAAGATCAAGCATACCTATGAGTTTGATGAGAAGCTTGATATGAATGTTGTTTGGTTGTTTGCTTTTAGTGATTTGCCACAACCATTCAAACGTTTGATTGTTGCCAAGGCTTCAGTACGTGCTGCTGTGCAGCTTGTATCTAACCCCACGCTTGTACAACTGTTGCAACAACAAGAAGCTTTTGCTCGTGCAATCGTTACTGAATACGAATGCAATCAAGGTGATCATAACTTCTTAGGCTTTGGTCATGAAAATGGATACCGCACTTATGAACCGTTCCGAGGACTACGTCGCTGATGGCAAGTATTTCACAAACTATTCCAAATTTTTATGGTGGTATCTCTAAGGTACCTGATTCGGCAAAAGGACAGGGTCAAGTAAAGGATGCATTGAACTGCGTACCTGATCTTAATAAGGGCTTGTTTAAGCGTCCAGGTGCTCGCCGTGTTGGTAGCTCACCCTTAACAGGTGCTACTTCTAGTGGCTCTTGGTTTCATTACTATCGTGATGAAGCTGAAGGTAGTTATATCGGACAGGTGCAAACCAATGGTTCTGTCAATATGTGGGCTGCAGATACAGGTAGTGCTATTACTGTTACCTATGAAGGTGGTCAGCAATCTGCTCTTCAAAGCTATTTAAGTAGCGGTACTATATCTAGTGAGACTCTTCAGTTCACTACGATCAATGATAGTACGTTTGTTTGTAATCGTAATGTGACTGCAGCAATGCAGCCAACTAGTGTTGCCAAAACAGTTGAAAAGCCACATCAATACGCTGCCTTTGTAGAAATCAAAAGGGCAGAAAATGGTAGGCAGTATGGATTGAATATTCATGATCCATCCTCAAGTAGCACTACTCCAATAACATCAGCTACACTTTTATCAGTAGCAGCTACTACGACAGAGGGTTACACAACTTTTACTGGTGGTAAAGGACACTGTCCACATATCGCGACTCAAGTTTTTGATTATTCTAATACAGCTTTAGCTAATCAGGAAAATAATCTAGTCTTTCGTTTAACTACTACTGGACAACAGGGTCCGCTTCCAGGTTCAAACGCAGTACAACCTACAGACAGTGAATTTACCTGTAGTTATAGCACCTCGGTTGACCTTCTTCATGGTGGATTTCAGTGGTTTGATTCAACAACATCAGGCACTGCATCGACCGTTACGGTGACTATGGCCGGTAGGAACTATACCGTTACTGTTGATAGATCTGAAACTGTTCAGGTCCGCGCTTCCATTAAAGCTATACGTCCAGCACCGACGCCATTTGATGCTCAAACTAATGTCAGTGTTGACACCATTCTTGGTGGTATTACTTCTGAACTATCAGGTACAGGAATTAGTTTTGAAGTTATTGGTAATGGAATCTACTTGCATAGTACTAATCCGTTTACGGTTGAAGCACAGAACACCGACCTCTTTACTGTCATTACTGATGAGGTCAATGATGTTACTGGGCTTCCTTTCCAGTGCAAGCAAGGTTACATCGTCAAGGTAGCTAATAGCTCATCAACTGATGATGATTACTACTTGAAGTTTGAAGGTAATGGTGGTGGTAGTGGCCCTGGTAGTTGGGTCGAATGTGCTGCACCAGGTATTGAGAAATCAATTAATTCCTTGACGGTACCTGTAATGATTCAACGTCAAAGCAGTGGATCGTTTCAGGTAAAGCGTTTTACCTATGATGACCGTGAGGTAGGTGATTTAAATACAAATGCAGACCCTAGCTTTATTGGTAAAAAAATTAATAAAGTTATTTTCTTTAGAAATAGACTAGGTTTCTTGAGCGATGAGAATGTCATTCTTTCTAGACCTGGTTCTCTAGGTAACTTCTTTGTCAATACTGCGCTGACTGTTGCTGGTACAGATCCTATTGATATTAGCTGTAGTTCTAAATATCCTGCGATCTTGTTCGACTCTCTTGAAGTCAACACGGGCTTGCTTGTCTTTGCTGGTAACCAACAGTTCTTGTTGGCTACTGACTCCGATATCCTCAATCCTGAAACAGCTAGACTAAGTAGCATCAGTACGTATAACTACAACACTGCAGTACCTCCATTTTCACTAGGTACCATTGCTGGTTTTCTAGACAATGCTGGAGCCTTTAGCAGGTTCTTTGTTATGTCTAATGTTGCACGTGAAGGTGAGCCTAATGTCAACGAACTAAGTAAAGTAGTTGCTGATGTCTTGAGTAAGGATATTGATCTTGTTGCTGACTCACGTGAAAACACCACCATATTTTTTGGTAAATCGGGTAGTGACGAAGTTGTTGGTTACAAATATTTCAATGTTGCTGACAAACAGATCCAATCTTCCTGGTTTAGGTGGAAACACTCCCGTCCACTTTCTTATCACTGCTGTGTAGATGATACGTACTACTTCATTGATGATCAGTTCTTTCTACAACGCATCGATTTAATCCGTGATGATGAGTCTACCTTTGTCGAACATGGTAAAGAGTATGCCGTCTACCTGGATAATTATGTCAGTGCCTCTGGTGGTTCTTACAATGCCACTACACGTAAAACAACCTTTAATCTAAGCTGGTTATCTAACATTACAGATAAGTCTGTAAATCTTGCAGCAGTTAGGGCTGGTGATTCTGGAACCATTGCTATTGATATTGATGTTCCTTCAAGTGGTACCTCTGTAGTTCTCGATGGTGATCAATCTGGTGTCACTCTGTTATTTGGGTATTTGTATACGATGCAAGTAGATCTACCTAGGTTCTTTGTACAGAAGGTGTCTGGTGAAAAGACTGTCAATGAAGAACGTGGAAGCTTAGTTATCCATAGAGTTAAACCTTCCTTTGGCCGTCTTGGTCAATACAACTCAGTTGTTACTAGGACAGGTAAGGTTGACTATGTTGATGAGTTCACATCCTCTACATACGATCAGTACAACGTTGCTGATGTACAGGTAGAAGATGAACACATTGGAACTATACCTGTGTACGAGAAGAGTAATAACTTTAACTTATCAATCAAATCAACATCACCTCTTCCCGCAACACTTATCTCTTTGACTTGGGAAGGTGATTATTCACCTAAATACTACCAGAATGTCTAAGTACATTTATCCACTAACTAAAGAGGTCGCTATACATGTGGCCTCTAATTTACGCCCTGAAGACCGTAGGGAGTGCACAGAGGGACATGGTCACAATCCTTTGGTTGCGCTTCTTGCAGGGGCTTCTAGTGGCTACTCAGCAG